AAGTATCTGTCTTTATTGCTTGATATTTTTATCTTTGTGTCTTTATATCTGTTAAACATAAGATCTCTCTATTATATTACTGACTCACGATCTAAGAAAGCGCCTATTGGGTTTGATTCGTTCCTTAAAGCACCTGATTGTTTACCATCAGTATTTTGCAAGTCTTCGTAAGTTTGACCTGCTCCGTTGTTATTTAGCCATTTTAAGTTATAATGTGTACCTCTATTTAGTGGCAAATTATCGCCAATATATTGAAAACCAACAGATACATTTATTCGCTTTGTAAACATTAATCCAGCATCTGTTTCCCATGTACTATCTTGTGGAAATGATATTGAACACTCTGTCAAGAATCCCATTTGATCATGAATAATATCACCTACTGTCATTCTTATCATTGGCCCAGACATCCTGTAAAATGAGTCTAAATTTGGATAGCATAAGCCCACAAGATAATTTACTTTCTCTAATAGTGCAGGAAATTCTTGTTTTGTCTTTGGATAAACAACAAAGCTAAATGATAGTGACCTCTCAGTCCCTTGATAGGTGTATGAAGATACTGGCCTTCCTACAAAAGATGTAGGACTCCAAGTAGGCTGAATTGAGTCTTCAATGTCTCCGTCAAAACTTGCCCTAAAAGGTATATCAGTATTATTGTGAATGTCATAAAAATTTAACGGTATAAAGTCATTTGATGCCAATCCTATTGTTTGTGCACCACCTTCGTTTGGAGTGTTCTCTTTTCTTTCAGTAACTTTTTGTGCGTTTACTTTGTCTACACCGTCATATAAAAGTTTATTGGCGTCATTCTTATAAACAAGTGCATCACCAAAAGTCTTATTACCTGGACCGTCTAAAAATCTTGCTTGAAGCCCTTGTCTTCCTATTGCATAAACTTTATTTCTGCCTTCTAGTCTTTTACCTTCCATTGGGAAAGCTACAGCATTTTCTCCTTCTGGTACATCATCTGCATGATCAAGTACTCCTGTATCTTTTAAGTTGATTTTCCACTGCTTGCTATTAAGCTCTTTAGGTGTGAGAAGGTTGTCTTCATATTTATTTATTTGATCAAGTTGTTGATAGCCAAGTGTGCTATATTTATGTGCTAGTCCTTGTGAAGTCTCTTTTTCATATTTCTGTACATAATTTTCACCTTCTATAGATCTGTCTAATATTAGTTTTGTTGGGTCGTGGAAAAATTCTTTAACACGATCTTCATTATCAAAATCTTCAAATTTTTCTCTTAAACTTCCTATAGGTGTTGGTTGTAATTTATCTTCTAAGCGATTATACTGCAAATTAGTTGCTTTAAACTTAGAATCAAAATAGTAATCCTCAGGCATTCCTTTTGATGCATATCCTGCTTTTAATATTTTATCTCCACCTATCTCCAATTCTTCATTAAAAGCATCTTTGATATATTTTCTAGTTCCTAATACGGAAGCTGTTCCTCCATGCCAGTAATTAGTTTCTGGCAGATAGGGAATTGAATTTACAACGTTTAAGGACGGTACAATTGGATTTATGAACTCATTTGCTGTGTTTTTAAATAATGAAAATGCTGCTGCCCAAAATCCACCAGGCCCTTGTTCAGAAGTATCAGTTAGTATAAAGTTTTTATATAGATAAAGCATTTTTGAATCTGTCTCTTGATCAAATTTATCTCCTTTCTGCTGCTTTATGAAAGACATGTCTGTGATAACATCGGCACTGTATGTATTAGTATCTATTCTTGGTGTATTCTTTAAATAAGAAGGCTTTCCAAATATTACACTTCCTATAGATACTCCTCTAACACCTGGATAAAATCCTGCTTGCAAGCCTATTGCATCAAATGTTCCAAATTCTGCAGGAAGCCCTTCAAATTGGTCAGCACTCGGATCAGCTGCACCTTGCATTACGTGATATAGTGCTTGTCTTGAAGTTCTCTTATTTATAAACCTATTGTACATATCACCTGAATCCCTTACTAATTCTAAGTGTCTATCAGCTGATCTATCTGCATTGCTCCCTCCTCTTTGTAACTGAACAGTATACCCTATTAAAGGATTTTGACCAACTGGTCTAAAAGGGCCTTCTTCTGCAGACTGTTGTCCAAAATAATAAGAGTTTGCCAGACTATCATCAAGTCCAGGATAACCCTCTAATTGAGGCCTTTTCATATAACTAAAAAGATCTTGATTGTCTACTGAATCTGCCCATGTAGATACTAAAATACTTTTTGACTTTAAATCATCTAATCCGCTAAATGAAACAGAACCTTTTAATCCTGATATTGTTGCCTCACCACCTGCATGTGATATTGTATAGACTTGAGGAGTTGGTGGGTTTGTATCATCAAAAACTGTTGCTGCGGTGTTAACTGTTATTGGTTCACCAGGATTTAAAAATTGTTCTAGAATTTTATCTCTTTCACCAGTTACAGTTGTTCCGGAATGACCGTCATCAAATGTTTGTGCAGTATCAGTCTCTGCTCCTATTGAGTCATATCTAAAATTTCTTAACTTGGATGCGTCAAAGTCTTTTAAACTCATACTAAGCTCCTTTAGATCTGCCTATGTTGTTAACTGCTGCAGTAATTTCTTTATTTGTTCTTATAATTTCTGACATTTGTGCATTAGAGTTATTTACGAGTGCCTGTAATAATGCAACTTGTTTTGTTCCGGAGTCATTCATTCCTCTGTTACCAGCTAGTGCTGATAAAACGCCTGGATCTTTTACACCGACGACTGTATCTGCTGATGAAAATCTTTGTATTCCTTGTCCTGGTCTCATTACAAAATCTTGTGATACAACTCCACTTGGTTTATCGCCTCCAAGACCAAAGAAATCAGCAAACTTTCCACCAAAATCCATTGCGCTTGCTATTAGTTCTTTTGCCTGCTCAACAAGTGCATCAAATACGCTGGTTATTCCGTCGACCACAACTTGACCTAAATTTGAAAATGCAGAAGTTACCGAGGAATAAACATTTACTGCGCTATCTTTAAATGAATTTACACCATTCATCACTGCATTGCCTAGACCACTAAAGTAAGATGTCAGTGCAACCCCTAAATCTTCTAAACCTGTCATTCCTGCATTAAATGCTCCAGTTGCAAGGGCTCCAGCGCCTGATAACACGCTTCCAAATCCGCTTATTAATCCTGAAATTCCGTTTGATAGCATTTCGCCTACTTTTGGAAATACAGTGTCTACTAGCATTCCTACTATACTTCCGATTCCGTAGCCTATTGCTGCTCCGACTGGTCCACCAAAAATTGCGCCTATCCCTGCACCAATTCCTCCAAACCCTATACTAGTCAGCGCATTTTCTTTTGTATCTTTACCACCAAATGCAAATGACAGCATATCAACTAAAGGTGCAAGAAACAATGATAACTTACTTAAAAATCCTAACATTGGCCTGAAAAATTTTGAGATGTTGGCCATTGTCTTTCCTAACATACTTCCTGATCCGAGAAATTTCCCAATTCCGATTCTTTTTGCAATGCTTTTTGCCATTCCTTTTAATGGCGCTGTAAATTTTGCAATAGTTTTAGAAGAGGCTGTAACTGCTCCGGCTATTGCACCTCCTGCTATACTAAATGCAGATCCTAATTTAGCGGGCGTCAATGCAAATAAGATGTCAAATAGTGTTTTATTTGATTGTTTTTGCAGCTTAAGGCCTATGTCTAAATCAGCAGCACCTTCACCACCCCTTCTAACCATAGCTGCAAGATCTTCGACTCCTACACCAATTGAATCTGCAAGCGCCTGTCTTTGTATTGCATTAAGTCTATTAAATTCTTCTTCACTTCCAAGCTGATCAACGATATCTTTCATTGCGCCTTCAATGTCATTGTTTAGTGCAAGATTTCTTGCTCTATCAAAATTTAAATCGCGTCCAATAAGAACAGATGCTTCAAATTCACTTGCTATTGAAGATTCTAAGTTTAATAAGCTGTCAGCGATCTGCCCTGCTTTAGATAAGTTTATTCCTAATTTTTGTGCCTGTATTGCTGCCCTTGCCATGCCTTCTGCAGTCCCATCTGAAAACTTTGCTAACATTTCTGCATTGGTTGCCATATCTTCTAGTACTTGGCTTGGAATTACACCTGCCATTTCTGACATTGAAGCGAGTCCTAGCTGTAGCTGTGAAGCTTGCTCTGCTGTTGCACCTGCTGAGTTCTGAAATAATTGGTTTACAGTTGCAAGTGTTGATGCAGATGCACCTGTATCTTTTGAAATTTGTGCTAAGTTTACTGCTACTTGTCCGGATCTATTAGATGCCAAGCTTAAGTTGTTTGATGCAAGTCCTAATTGTGTGCTTGCCTCTGTTAGCTCATCATTTATTCCTAATATACTAAATGCTAGTGATTCTCTACTGAAGATTTGGCCTAATGCAGTTGCATTTGTAACCCCTAAATTATCTTGAAATTTTTGTGCTTCCTCTGCTGCATCTGCCATTTTTGATGATATAAAAACAATTGCTGCGCCTAATGCCTCTGATAACGATGAAGATATGCCTAGTGCATCTTGGAAGTCTGATGCATATTCTGAAAATGATTTTCCTGCTGATGCAGTACCTTTCATTCCTTCAAATATATCTTTTGTCCTATCTCCGCCTTCTTTAAATGCGCCTTTAAATACATCATCTGCAGATTTTTCTATTTCTTTTATTTTGTCATTTAGTGCTTGAGCTTGATCATCTGATAAGTTCCTAAAGCCTGCGCCTGCTTCAATAACTTCTGTTTGCAAGTCAACTATTGTGTCTATTAATTCAGTTGCCTTATCTGCGCCTTTTTTTGAGCTACTTGAATATTCCTCTGCTAGTTTTGTAAGGCCTGTAAATCCTTTAGATCCTTTTAAAAAAAGTTCTTCTTCTTTTTCTGAAACACTTGATAATGCTGATGCTAGTTTCCTGTCTAATGATTGTGCGTAGTCTTCTGAAGCTTTCTTTGCTTTTTTTCCTGCTTTTGTTCTTTTATCAGCTGCTTTTGCAGCAGCTTTTCCTGCTTCTTCTGTAGCTTTTTTTAAATCTACAAATTCTCTTTTTTCTTCACCTGTAAGATCTATACCTTCTTGCTGATAACGGAGTAGTTTCGACTCCATTGCTGTCTGTTCTTTTAAGAGTTTTGTATATTCTCTTTTAAGTTGTACTGCTGTTTTAAGATCTTTATTCTGAGCCATTTAAAAATCCGATTAAGACTTTGACTTTCTCATCTTAGCTGTCATCTGCTTGAGATTGTCTGACCTTCTTTCTATATCAGCTCTTTTTTCTGGATCCATTTTGTTAAGCCTTCTTTCAATAGACTTTTCAACTTTGTCCATTGCTTTACCTAAGTCTCGTATTGCTGCATCTGACGCAGCATCTTTGTCTTTAAAACCTAGTGCTTTTTTTATTTTATCTGAATTGGACAAGACAGCTCTTGTTCCAATATAAGCTGCAATAGTTTTTGCAAGGTTGGATATTTCATTTATCTCTTTGGACATAGTAGCCTCCAGTTAATACTTTCTTAATGATAAATATTAGAAAAATAGCTTTTGTGCTACTTCTTTCTAGATCTAGATGCTTTATCTATCTTTTCTTGCTCTTTCTTTTTTTGTTCAGCTAACTTGTTCATGTAGAATTTACGAAGATAGATAGGCATACCATATACATCACTAAATGTAAATCCTCCCTCTGAAAAGTATATAAGCTGAAATATGCCCTCGTGTACTATGGGCCGGTATTCAGGGGTTACCGGGAGGGCCAGAAGAAATTTACTGATATTGGCAAATCAACATCTGAATTTTCACCGCAAGAAGGGCAAGAAAAGACTGTACTGAAGTCTATGTCTGGCTGTGATTCTGAATAGTGTTCTCTATAAGCTCTAGAATCCATAGCAAAGAACTCATTGTTAATAAAGTTATTAATAAACTCTTTGTCTTCATTTCCATCAACAGAAACTATTTGTTTCCTTAGCCTTGTAGTAACTTCTTGAGTTCTACCACCCATTGCTTTCTTCATTCTATCAACTTCTATAGCAGCATCTTGCTCATCTTTATGTGTCATAAATTTATATTCTATGACTCTACCAGAATTAGGTAGTTTAAATTCAAACTTATTTTCACCTTTAAACTGGTTTTCATCTATAGGTTTGTGTTCAAAAAGTGTCAAATCATATTCGCACTCTTTCTCTACTGCACCGCAATGAGTACATGTTGTATCTGTAGCATATGTTTTTCCATATCCTAGTATTCTAGCTGCCAACATTATTGCATTTTTATCACCTATTAATAATTCATCTAGGCTTACTTTTGAAATTATTAAAGATTTCAAAAGCTGATCAATAACAACGCCTTTCTTAATAAGGTTTTGAGAAGTCAGTATGTCTTCTTCTCTTGCTGTCATGTATTTTATTTCTATCGATCCTTCAGACAATGCATGTCCTTTAGGATATAAAAGTCCCTTGCTAGGCAGATCCACTGCCTCAGTCGGGAACTTAGGTTGTTCTTTAGGCATTATAACTCCTTTTTCTATTTTTTAACTACAACTATTTATCGACCATCAACACAGAATGCCACATTCATAAACTGATGTTTGATATAGTACTCTTAGAACTGTAATACTGCGTAATCGTATCTAAGTGTGCAAGTGATTTCTACTGGATCACTTGTACCCCAATCTAAATCTCCAAAAGAAGCAGACTGGATATAAGCACCAACAAGTTGCCATTCTTCAATGACGTCACCTACTGGTCCTAGTAAATTAAAAGTAACGTTTTTCTTATAAAAATCTGAGTATCCATCACGGCCTGTTACTGACTCGTGAGATAAACGAACCCATTCCATAACAGCCTGTGAAGCTGAAGGAACGATTGGATCGTACATTGTTATATCAAGTGTTTGCCATTCCCCTTTACCCTTAACATAGCGCTTTACGTTTATGTGATCAAGTGCAACTTCTTCAAACTCGATACTTGGACGACTGGCAGCCTTGATAGTGTAAGCAGGAATGCCTTCTATATACATGATGAACCGGTTCTGAACTTTCGGTTCGAATTGTGTGAACATTATATCGTTCGGATCAATCAATTGTGGCATTCTATTTCTCCTGTGTTACAATTTTATCGATAATAAATATCATTAAACAAAGAAATAAGCACAAAAACAAAAAAGCCCGAAGTATTATTTCGGGCCTTTAAGTTAATTAGGTGTCTCTTAGCTTGGGAAGCTAGCACCTGTAGGTTGTACGACAAAGTCCAATACAATGAATTCAACTGAACGTGCAGGTTGTAGGAATATCTGTCCTACTAGCTGGTTACGATCAATCACATCTGGTGTATTATTAGTGTCATCCATAACAACTCTGAAAGCTGTCAGACCTTGATTAGACTGTATAGATTCTAAATAAGGATTGACGATGTTCAGAAACCTGTTCCTAGTAGCAACTGTATTGTTTTCAAACAATAAGTAGCGTGAAGAACTTGCAACGAACTTCTTAACCCTGATAAGTAATCTTCTTACATTGATTCTATCAAGTGCTGAAGGTTTAGCTTGTAATGTTTTCTGTCCGAAAACTACTACACCTTGACCTGGGAATGAAGCAATAGGATTAATCCTGTCTTCATATAACAAGTCTCTTTCAGCGTGTGTTAAACGTGTCTTAGCTTCTAAAACGTTAGATAAGCCACCACGATTTAGACCTGCTGGTGCAAACCATTCGTGTGCTACTCTATCGTTCTGTGCTATAACACCTGGAATCACAACTGAAGGTGGTACCCAAGTTGGTAGATTAACGCTATCATCAAGTACCTTGACCCAAGGATAATAAGCAGCTGCATAGTTTGTATCTACAGAAGATACTGCGCTAGTTGCTGCTGATATTCCATCACCCCATGCTGCAGGATCAAAAATATAGAAAGCATCGCCTCTATTTTTTACCATATCCATTGCATGATTGGTTGGGTTAGGGTGCAAGTTGTAAATTAAACCAGGAGTAGCTAACAAGTTAATGTCAAATTCATCCTGATTACTTACTGCATTAATTGCCCTCTTATAAGCAACAGACCCACTAGCAGAAGCGTTTGAGCAATCAAGACCTTGTTGGTTTGTTGCGCTTATGTCGCCTGCTGTGT